AGCACCAGACAAGGTGATAGAAACATTCCCACTATTAGTGGCACTGGCAGCAGCCGTTACTGTAAAAGTATTTGAATCTGCAACAGAGGCAACAATAAAAGTACCATCAGTAGCAGAACCAGAAGTGTAATCTACTGTTAGTTCATCTCCCACTGCAACACCATGATTTGTAATCGTGATTGTAACTGTAGTTCCTGACTGAGAATAAGTTCCTGTTTTTGTAAAGCCTTCTCCTGGTGGAGTGAAATCAAAACTGGCACTATCATTAGCTCTGCTGTCCAAGAATCCTTCTATGACATCTGCTTCTGTCTCCGAAACATTAAAGGTAAAATTAAATATCTTTGGATTTTGATGAGCAGCGAGTCCAAATAAAATTCTGTGTTCAAACCCATCTGCAAAACGTACTGTTCTAGTATTTGGTGCAGATCTTTTCTGCTGTCCGTAGGTTGGGGTAATCGAGGGAAAGGTAGCCATTATGCAAGTAAACCTCCAGGACGTTTTTGTTTAATTAATTCAGATTCTATCGCTGCTGACAATACAAGACCAAGTTCTCTACCGCCTTGTTCATCACCTTCAACAGACGAACCAGAAGCATCTACATTTACGACTACACTTGTAGAACCACCAAGAGCATGATTTGGTGTAACCATACCTGAGACTCCAGGTGTAAATAGTTCTGGCCCACGTTCTCCTACGATAAATTTACCACCTCGTTTTACTGGCCCACCATTTGCTCTTGAACCTAAACCTAAATCTACAGAACCAAAAGATATGCCACTAGAACCACCGCCTCCAAAAGGATTTGCAACTCCACCTAAAAACTGATTAGCTTTACTAGTAGTTCCAAAATTAAACATATTACTAAAAAGACCTAAAAATCCTTTTTGTATTTGTGTAGCAGCCATTCTTGCAGCAGTATCAAGAAAATGATCTGCTATACGATTTAACATGTTTCTAAACGCTTCGCCAACAGTCATTGTTCCTTTAATTATTCCTTTAAATGATTCTTCAAATCCATCTTTTATTGCAACACTTAAATCAAGAATTTGACGCATTGGATTTAACATCTCTTTTAGTTGATCTGAAGGTGCTCTAAATTCAGCTAAAAATTTTAATTGTTCATTTACTAACTTTGTATTTTCTAAAAACTCTCTTTGTACTTGACTGTCATCTTGGAAAGGATTAGCAGAAGCAATACCTGTAAATTTATTTTCTCTATCTCCTATTACTGTTATTTTTAATGTACCTTTTTTTATAAGTTGACTTACAGAATCAAGAATATTTAGAGTATTATCTTTTTTAAGAAAATCTAAATCTGAACCTATACCACGACTAAAAGTAGCTGTTTCTTTTTGCAATTCTTTTCTTTTCTTTTCTCGTTTTTCTGCCTCCTGATTTCTTTTTCGGTTTTTCTGTAATATTGCGTCTTCTAATGCTAGTTGTGCTTCAAGTGGACCTTTAGTTGCCAATGTCTGTAAAAGCTCTCTTCGTTTTTCTTCACTAATTTCACCTTGTAATTGTTCAATTTTGCCTAAAACTGAACCAGTATCTTGCAAACCAGCCAAAACCTTAAAGGTTTCTATTGATCCAAAAGCTCTTAATAAACCTAGACCTCTTTCTGCTCCAAATGTTTTGATAGTTTCCGCTAATTTCAGAGCTTCATCATTGGTAATTTCAAAGTCTCTAGCTAATTGCTTTATATTTTGTCTTGAAAATTGTGACTGTATATTCATACTTGTTAAATCATCATTTATTTTTTTTATTGCCTTTCTAAATTGTTGTGCTTTCTCTATTTGTGAAGCTATAGCAGTTGCAGCAATAGAAGCAGCAAACCCTCCTCCAGGAGCTAATGCACCTCCAATACCACCAGCAATACCACCCATAGCAGCACTTAAACCTCCTGCACCAAACAAGAATGGAAAACCACCACCAATCAAAGCACTTCCAATCCCTCCTTTTGCTCTCCCCATTGCTCCACCTGGCATAGAAAAAGGACCGCCTTGTGCATTTTTACCAAAACCTAATCTATTCCTTAAAGGTAATCTTGGTCCTATTTGACCTCCTGGAATACCAAATGACCCTCCAGGTAATGCTGCAAATGCCTTTTGTGATTGTTGTTGTGTTTGTATTGTTGCTATTTTTGCAACTTTTTTATCAATATTTTTTAAATGTTTATCTCTAGCTTTATTTTTTATTGCTTCAATTTTTGCTGATTCCGTAACTTGATTCGCTCTGCTACTAAAAGATGCAAAACCACCTTGTCTCATGGCTTGTGAAGCTGCAATATTTTGTTTTACTCTGCCACTAAATACTGATGTAGCCTGTCCTGGTCCAATAGGACTTGCAAACATTGTTGATGGCCTTATACCTTTTTGTGCCATCTTTTGTAAATTCATTTGAACAGTAATTTGTTCTAAAAGTTTTGTTCTTTTTTGAAGTCCAATATTTAATTCATCATTAGCTCTTACAAGATTTCTTGCTGCATCAGCAGCTTGAGGTGTTCCTAAAGTAGATTTATTAAAAGCTGCATTCGCTTTATTAACCATCATCGTTAAATTATTAAAACTTTCACTTACAGGCCGAATATGTTTTGGACTTAACGAAGCAAATCTTTGTATATTTTTATTTGCTGCATCTATTCTTTTATTAGTATTATCTAAAAGCTTATTAAAGTTAGTTAATTGTCCTGCTTTTATTTTTACATCAATATTTATTCCGTAATTAGCCACTTGCTATCAAAAATCAAATATTAAACCTATCTTACCTTTTTTTACCTCTTAAAGCACTAACATGTTGAGCTTGCTCTTTTCTTTTTTCATATTCTTCATTTTCTATATCTATGTAAGCAGCCCAACCTATCATCTCTTCAGCAGTCAATGTTTCACACAACTCAACTACAGTTTTATGAAGTAGTTTTGCAAGACTAAAGATAAATCTCCAATCACCGTTAGCTTTTTAAATCGGCTTTAGCCTCTGACACCTCCCGATCAGTACCAGCACTAATCATTGCTAATTGTATTTCTTCAAGAACTGATGCTTCTATTTCTCTTCTTAGTGAAGCCTTGTCTCCATCTTGAAATAACCTTACACCATCTTTATCTAATGCTTTTTCAATCATCATTTGCAAAGCATATTCATTAGTATTCTCAGTGCCAGTTTTCTTCTGAATAGCTTCTCTCTCTGCAATAGTCAAAGGGTGCCAATAAACAGTAAGAATGATTTCATCATTTTGTTTTACATCAAAATTGTAAAGTTGAGAAACTCCAAATCTGTTTTTGAGAAGATCAACTGCTCTTGTCATATCAAAATTATATTACTTTACTATATACTAAGCGTTAGCGGTAAATTGGCAAGATATTACACCAACAAAATGACTTCTATCTTCAATATTTAAAGGAGTTGGGCCAGTGATATCTAAAACTCTAGGTTTACAAGAAAAAGTATCAACATAAGTTGAAATATTTACAGAAGTTAAGCCATCTATTACGGCTTCACTTATTGAAGACAATGATGCAGTTCCTTTTCCTTTTGGACAGTAAACATTACATTGGATAACGCCAGCATAATAATCAGAAGCTGAACCTTGATTTTGAATTGTTGACTGCCCAAAGTCAACTGACATGATAATGTATTTTTCATCTTTACCTGGTGTTGTGTAATTAATGTTGTCATAAACCATCAAGACAGTATTATCTGCTGTTGCAACTGCATCTGTTACTGCTTTTTCAAAAGCTGCTCTTGTATTCACTAAAGTCATAATTAAAACTCAGAAGTACCAGTATATTTTCTACCTTTTTTACTACCTTTACCAAACAAGACTTTTTTCTGTGTAGCTCCAACTTTTATAGCACCACGTTTTTTCTCTTTAAAGTTTTGATTTATAGTATTTTTTATATCATTTTTTACATACTTAGCTATTCGTGGATCTTCAACTACATAACTTGAATATTCTGCTTGATTACCAATAAAACAACCTTTTTTATAATCAAAAGTAGGAGGAGAAAATCTTGGTTCAATAACTGGATTAGATGGTCTTGATCCTGCTGGTTTCCAAGGTGCTCCGCCTACTGGTAAATCATGTTCTTTTTTTATTGATGCCCAAGGTTGAAAGTCCTCTCTCCTATCTTTTTGTCTTACTTGGCTTTTTTGTGCTCTCCAGCTTGATGCTAAAAATCCTGTATAAACAGGGCTATTAGTTTCAGTTGCAAGATCAGCTAGAACATCACCAATCATTGAATTAAATGCTTCATTTAATTGAACATCTAAATCAGATTTTACATTTTTAATATTTCTAACCATTAGAACCTCACTAATAATGTAAATAGATAAGTCTGTCCACCTTGCTTTGTATCAATATTAGTAATTTCACCAACTCTTGCAGACCCTCCAAAATTTAATGTTACTTCATCTTCAAGTGTTGGTTGATTATCTCCTATCAAATCAGGTGTTATATACACTTTAGCTTCTCTCATCTCTTGATCACCCTCTTCTTCTGATCTTATAAATTCTATCGGAACTTTTATATCAGCGAATGTAGTATCGCTTGTCGTATATGCTCCAGTGCTTGTGTTATAACTTCCAGATGCTTTTCTTGTATAAGTAATAGTCGAATCAAAGGAACTGCCAAGATCTGCTACAACCTGTTTTGCAATCTGCTTAAATGCTGAGTCTAACTGTCCTGCCATTATCCTCTCACCACTCTAAGTTGAAAACTACCAGCACCACCCAACATATAAGC